CCAACATATACTCACAACTTTGGCATAGCCGGGGGGTGAGAGAGATTCTTTAAGTCACGGACTCTATCCCGTGACCGAGGGCTTTAATTACCACCCCAACCCGGGGTGAACCACCCATCGCAGCGGCAACTGCGTGGTGGAATGGGTCTACTTTCCCACACTGTGATGACCAATCACAGTGCTGGCCCATGGGGGCACATATTACACCACCTATATCGATTCGGCATCTTTAAGTGCAAAATGAGCACGGCGGCCTCACGACTCGGCGGTCAGGCAATACATGCCCCCACTCCAAGAGCGTAGGGAGATCTCGACATGCGCGCAACCGTAAACGGTCGCTAAACAACGGCGTGGGTTACCCCATGCTGCACGCATGCCAAGCTACGCGCGTGACCGCTGGGACACGGTCACACAGCCTTCTTCTTCCTCCTGCCGGCTGTTTTGACAGGAGTCTTCACCCGCATCCGCGTTGAGCTTGTCCTTGACGACGCTGACAACGCTCTGCGTGGAGTCGTCACCATCCGCACCTCCTGCCGAGCACCAAGCGGAGTCTGTTGTGGAGGGGCAATGGCCCTCCAGACGTCGCCTATGATCGGCAGGTTCCTAGCAACGAGGGGCACCACACGACCTGCAGCCCCGATCAGCCACTTGAACATATTCCCGAGAGAGTTGTACGAAGCAGGATACGCCGATCGCATCACGTCGGCGTACTCATGGTACAGCTGCAAAGCGGGAAGATTGAAACGGACTGGGGGAGCCCACGAAAGTCCGAGATGGTGAGTCCGGTTGAACCACCACTTCGAAACCTCCCACGGCTCGCACAGTGACCGTTGCCTCGCGCGATAACCCCCTCCAAATTACGACCGAGGTTGTCATGTTCGTAAAACACGAGTCCATCGGTGGTGCTAAGGAGGGGGCCACGCCCGTAGGATTCAAGCATGCGTTCGGGACCCAGGATGGGGGGTAGATGCCGCTCGCTGGGCGGTAAGCAGATGTGAACGCGGGGTACACTGGGAGTTGGCATACTTCAATGGAGTTCAACGCAGGTGTTGATGCAAACAACTGCGTCAATGACCCAACATCGAACCCGACAGCACCATTGGTGAAGAACGGGTCGGTGAAGGGATAGGTGTCTCCGAGGAAGCGCGACACACAGTACGCGCCATCCACGGCGGGAGCAACATAGCACTTAGGATCAACGAGTTGCATCGTGTTCTCGTCGAGAGGCAAAGCGAAATTGAACTGTCCAGCCACTACCGAACTGCCTGATTGCCCGACCAACGAGAACGGATACGCGCGCCAGCCACCCGGCACAGGCCGAGATGGCACTTGAGCTGCATATACCGTCCCTTGATTGTTCAAGGCAGAGGCGGTCAGATAAGTCGTCATTGACATGCATCGCGCGCGCGTGCGCCACGGTGCAGGCATGAGCTGCTGGACTGCATACGGTGTCGGGAGGGCTGACGTCGCCTGTCTTCCCAGCACATCCGCTAGCCATCGTGCTTGTTGGACACCTATTACTCCAGACGTGTAGGTCCCCGCAAGAGGGGGGATTGGTGCTCCAAAGTCTGTTCCCGCTGGACCGGTTGCCCAGTAGACCAGATTGCAGTCACCACCACACTGAATCATGATTGCGTCCCATAATCCCACTATACCCCGTGCTGGCCCCACCACGAACGACTCACGATACGTTGGCAGGGCCACGACGGCAGTTGACCGGTCCGGAACAGCACGATCCGGAACCGTCGCAACAGGGTGAAGAGCTTTGATCAACCACTCCCTGGCTTCAAGGGGGATGCCAGAGGCTGCCAGCTTCGAGTGAAGCGCTGGCAGATGAGTGATTTCAGCGGGTGTCTCCATTGATCGAAAACGTTGATATTAGTCAGGTCACGAACCTCATCCGCTCAACAACGGTCGATCAAGGGGGTCGACGAGATCCACTTCCATCACTTGGTCAATCAAGGGGTGCTTCATTGTGCAAGGCTCGTCGGGCAGAGAGCGCAAGAACCCGGCGAGTTCGATGATGTCCGATGGTGACATATGGTACTTCCTACACAGTGCATCCAATGTCACCCCGTCCGCCTTGGCCCCACCATAGTTGGCCGCCCGGAGCTCAAAGTCCCGGCCCAATGGCATGAGTGGTGCAACAGCTGCGTGGAGGAAGTCCGCATAAAGCGGAACGTCACCAACAACAGCGCGCAACCCAGTCACGACAGAGTACCTATATGACCTGAGCTTCTTAGGAGCAGGTGGTGAACAAGTCCACCACAGCTTCGCAAACAGGCGACCAAGTTTTGGCAGAAACATCCAGCCAGTGGACGAGGGCAACCAGCACCCAGATATGAATGATACCTCCAGCGGGTCACGAAACTGGCGCGCAACGGGCACGATCCCGAACCCACGCTCAATCTCGACCATCCCACTAAGGTCCTCATCTGACGCCACAAGAAGGTCATCTCCCACGATTATCACTTCAGCCTTACGTCCTAGACGCGCCAAAGCCTCGATGGTAATCGAGGCATTGACTATACAGTTGAAGAGAGTCGTGTCTGCATGTCCACTCTTGTTCGTCCCACATATCCTGTACTTGAACTTGCCCTCCGGAAACATCACCGTCGCCACACAGTTGAAACAGGCGTCAACATGCCGTGCCAACTCTGGCGAATATGCAGTATATATCCGCATGCGGAGAGAATGGTGAAGCTCCACCATACACGAGTCCCAGTTCTTCCCGTCCCTTTCGTAGAAGTAGGGGTGCGGGAACCGATGCAGCACGTCTTCCATCCATTGTGCGAGCCCCCCGCCGTCAAGCCCGGATGCAAATGTCACACGAATCCCTTTGTATGTGAACCCATTGGCCCACTCGAAAAGGGTTTTCTGTAAACAAGTTATGTCCGGGCCCACGGCAGCCAGAGTCGCTGGATTCTTATCAAACTGCACCAGCCGGGCTTTCGTCGGCGGATTCCAACCAGCTTCACGTTTTATCATGGCCTGCAACTCTCCAAGCAACACTTTGTCTTCGTCGATCGATCGCATTATCATGTCCTGTTTGTGTTTCGGCCACTTCCGCAGCCACGTCTCGAACTCCAGGGGATAAAGGTCAGAGTACAACCAAGGACGAGCCTTAATAAAGGTGTCCCAGTACTCCAAAGCCTCGCTCCATACCTCAGTTACGGGAGGTGGTTCAGCGCCATGGCGCAAACAAAAGGCATTCACGACATTGCAAGGGCATCGACGGCAAACGTACCCAGAGCGACTTACCGGCCCCACACAGACCGCCCCGATCTCATTCTCCTCGCACACGCGCGGTGGCATGCGAAGTATTCGGTGCCGGGCCGCGGGAGGACGTTCTGGAAAACCCAAACACACGGTTTTCGTCACCAACGAATTGTACCGTACTACACCTGGGTCAAACAGTTCATCCAACTCCTGCGGCTCAATCGGCCCCGATAGTCATCGCATGCTAGACGACGCCTGTGGAGCCAGCCCCTCCACAAACGCCGACAGGCCCATCATCTTACCTGCTGTCCTAGCAAAGCCTGAGAGCGACCCCTCACGAACACTCTTGATGATACGGGAGAACGGCACCTTCCTCCCAAGGATCACTGCACCGACCACACACGTCGCTGCAACCACCACCGCTGGTGCTGCTACAACGACTGTTGCGATGCCCGGGGGAGTCAGAAAGAGCGTCACCCCGGCGATCGCGGAAAACACGCATGCCCCCTGCACGCATGCTCCCCACATCGCCGTGATGTCATCCACACCAGACACAGTCGCCTCCATTGCATCGACCGCCAGTCGCGCCCGATGAGCGTGCATATGGCTAAGCCTCTGCCTGATAAGGTTTTGCGCCTGAATGAATGTCAGCCCTTTCCAATCCCGCATTAGCGCCACCACTGCGCGCCTAATGTCTTGTTCGTTGGGCGTGAGCGAGAGCTTGGCAAGAGCGATGTTCACTACTTCCTCATACTCCGGTGGAACATAGACCCGAACGTCACTAGCTGGCGTCAGCAAGTAACGAGCGAACCCGCCTTCATTCCAGAGACAAGTGATGTGAAACACCAACTCCTCATGGTGGAGCTTCCGCTGGTGGGCAACAAGGAAGTCGTAGTCGGGGTATGTGTGGTTCATACGGTGGCCTTCACTCTCCACCGCCATACGCACACTCCTATACGACAACCCAAATCGCGTCCACTTCACTTTCGCTTCACCAATGTCCATTTCGCCCTCCTCTTCCTCAGACCCTGGCACATATGCATCGACATACACTGGTGCCATGTCTCTATCTGCCCAACGAAGGATCCCATCATCAGCTACGTGACTCATGAGGTACACCATCTCATGGCTGGCTGCACTGAGGTGATCGTGGCAGTGGCAGGCTGCAGTCGTTGGGTGATCACACGCATTCACCCCACTGCACAACCTCCACCCTGTGTATCCACACTGAAGGTCCAACGTCTCGATGAAACGAGGCGGCTGCAGGCATGGGGCGGGGAGGTGAACATGATAATCCACCTTCAACCCAGCTTCACGAAATGCCTTAGCCGTCTGCATTGCCACCAACACGTCATACCCTCCAGGCGATCCCAATACCACTACTCCAATCTTGCGTCCCCTGACTTTCGCTCGATTTCCTCGCCTAACGAGCTCCGCGAACCACTCCTCATCTCGGCCTTCTGTATCCGGCAGTGCATCCAGCACCGCCGTCTCAGCGCTCGTGGTGTCCGCGTCGCCCGCAACAGCGATTCCATCTGATCGATCGTCAGCCGCCCCGACTGGACCAACCTCCCCAGCCGTCGTATCCCGGTGAAGTCCACCGCACGCACGTCCCCGCGAGCTACGCGATTTGCGTACTCTGCGTCGTCGTCTACGACGCCCAGCGGGCTGACCCACAGATTCATCCCCGTCTGTGGAAACAGAAGTTCCAGATACGCTCCCCGGTGCTGCGACGTGGCCAACATGTCGGCCTGCAGGTGGTGGGGGAAGGTCTCCAAAATCTCCGTCAGTGTGTGCGGAATCTCTTCCACTCCGCGCCATACGACTTGCTGCAGCACAGTAGGCGTAATCTTCCTCAAGAACGGGTGGCCACTCAGAGGATGAGGGTACGTCGGGTCGTCGGGATCCCTCCTCGTCGAAGGTGCGAGCCGTCGATCGCGTTCCTGACAAGCCCTCTGCAACTCCTCTTCTAATATCCTCTGCGAGACGCCTCGCGCCTCGCCACCCGTCACGAAGACCGCCGCTGACTGCCCGGGCGAATAGGAAAGCCCCCGAACCCGCGACTTCGGCGCCATCGAGCTCGTCTGCCGCCGAGAACTCGAGTGCGTCGTCATCGTCAAAGTCCAGGAGCTCC